TGCGGTGGCAGGGAGACCGAGGACAGGCTGGTCGTCGTCATCCGAGGTGGCGTCGTACACATGCCAGTCCCGGATCAGCGTCGCCAAGATGTTGTACATGGCGTTCTCAGCCTGGACCTCATCCACCGGGTTACCGGCGGCATCCAGGGCGATGCCCTCCGGGCGGAGCATCGAAGGGGGCATGGTCTTCGGGTTGCGGATAGTCACGTACACGTCGGAGCCGAGCTCCGGGAAGTCCAGCCTCTTGAATCTGTTGTCATACCCTGGCATTCGGTACTCCTTGTGATTGGGGTCCGGACCAGGGTATGACAACCAGGCACATCTGTAGTAGATCGACGACTTAGTAAGCGGTGCTTACATAGTTGGTGAGAGTCACTGCGACCGCGCCGCCGTCGGTGGTGTTGTAGATCCCGGCGAGGGTGAAGTCAGCGACCACGTACACCCCGGACAGGTCAACCTTGCCCTTCACGTAACCGGACTTGCTGGTGGTGAAGGTGATGACGCTTCCACCAGAGGTGACCGGCTGCGTCAGCGTGGCGACCGTAGGGAGCTGCGTGTAGTTCAAGTACAAGTTGAGGTCGGTGTCGTTCTCGAAGATCGCCTTGTACGTGCCGTCAGCCTCCAACACACCCTGGAACACCTCACGCGGCTGCTGCGTACCCGTGGACGCGTGGATGGCATCCGCTGGCCGCTTCAGCGCCAGGTCGTACGTGAGGCCGCGTGTAGAAGCACCACCCGCGTTGGTCTGCGTCCACTCCCAACCCAACGCCGGGATCACCTGCGAGAAGCTCGGGGTGGGGTCTGTCTGCTCGGCAGACAACCAGCCCGTGTACTTCACGGAGAGAGTCATCGCCGCCTTCGGGTCGATCTTGATCGACGCCTCAGCGATCTTGCTGCCCGGGAACCCGCGCGTGTGCGAAGCCAACGCGTTGGTAGCCACGTCGTACTTCGTCAACGACCAAGACGTCTGCGCCGCAGTCGGGTTCTGCTTGAAGCTGTGCGTCGACTGACTCGTCACCGAACCACCCGCCGCCGTGTGCGCGTACTGCATACCCGTCGCCGGAGTGGTGACAGGCGCGCTGTACGGGCCCGCGCCGGTAACCGTACCGACCTGCACATACTCCACGTTGGCGCCACCCGAGTCCTGGACCCGGATGATGCTGTTGTTGGGGACGGTAGCGGTCAGCGACAAGGTGGTGGCACCCAACGTCGAGTTGCTGGCAAGCGTGGTAGACACACCCGTCACCGTCAACGTGTCAGGGCCGATGATGCCCCGCAGGATGTACCCGACAGCGTCCGGGTAAGCGAACATGTCAATGTCGAAAGACGAATCCCCAGGGCCCTGGTACACGCCCTGAAGCAGGGTGTCGTTGTTGCGGTACGACTCGTCACGGATCTCCGTGAACACATCCTCCGCATCGATCTTCGTGCACGGCAGGTAGAACGCAGGGGTCACGTACGTGCCCTGCGTCACCTCCTTAGCGATACCTACATAGCCAAGCTTGGCAAGAGCAGTCACTGCGGCTCACCCTCTTCCTTTTCGGCCGCCACAGCGGCATCCTTACGCTTCGGCTTCTCCGGCTCAGGCTCCGGAATAGGTGTCAACCCGCCGATAGGGCTGTGGAAGTCGGTCTCCTCACCGGCGGCCACCACGAACGGGTGATCTTCGGGGTGCTCATCAGTCGACCACACCGAAACGTGCTTGTCGTAGCCGGTCTCGTTCAGCTGTCGCATGGTCTCTCCTAGTCGTTGAAGTCAGGATCATCAGCGGCGTACATGACAGTCGCCTGGAAGTCAGCGTTCGCGGTGATCGTCTGCTCCGGATCAACGAAATGCACCCGCACACCAGGCATCATCCTTGTCACCTCAGAACCCTCAGCGACCTGCATGAAAGCACCATTGTGAGTCTTGTTGGCGCCCCCAGGCTGATTGGGGCCGACCCCGCGAATCCTCAACACCAAAGCATTCACGGCAACATCAAACGCCCGCTGATCAGACTCCGCATTCCCGGCCCCACTAGACAACGGCCACCGCAGCTTCAGAACGAAGTCATAGCCGAAGACGGAACGCACATGCCCGAACCGCTCCAGCACCATCTCGGAGCGCATCACAAACACCTGCGACTTACGCATAGCCGGAGTACGAGGCTGGTACGCCTGGATCACATCCCACGGGCCGCCATCAATGACAAGCAGCGAAGGCAGCCCATCCTGAGCCGTGCCAGGCAGCGAAAGCCACGCCGCCTCCCTATCGCACGCATCAGCAGAAGTAACGAACGTGGCTGGCATACAACCTCCTAGTAGCGCCTCCTACGGCGGTGCATCACCTTGCGCTTGGAAGACTTCTTCTGGTGGCGGTGCACACCCCGGCGGTGAGGACGGACCGCGTGTTGCACAGGGCGACGCACCGGATGCGACCTGCGACTGGCGAGCATCTTCGCGTTACGCGCAGACTTCTGCGCAGGAGTCATGCGGGCGTTGGCGGCCTTGATAGCCAACGACATCTTCACCCGCCGCGCAGCCTTCTGCTCGGCAGTCATGCTCGCGTTGCGTGCCTTCATGGCAGCGGACATCTTCGCCTTGCGCACAGCCTTCTGCGCCGTGGTCATGTTCGCGTTGCGCTTCTTCATCGCCGCAGACATGCTCGCCTTACGGGATGCCCGCTGCGCGGCAGTCATGTTGGCGTTGCGCTTCTTCGCCGCCAACGCGTACCGCTGCTTCCGGGCGGCACGCTGCCCAGGGGACATAGCAGCCAAGCTGCGGGCCAACGAGGACCTTCGCTTGGCTGCCGTAGCCGCACGCTGCGCCGGTGTCTTAGCGGCGTTCGTAGCCCGTCTCTTCGCCGCCATACGGGCAGACCGGACCGCCCGCTGCTCCGGTGTCATCGCAGCAAGCTTCCGCTGCATAGAAGACACCCGCTTCATAGCCAGGGTGTGCTTCTGCGCTGCGGACATGCCAGCGAACCGCTTCTTCATCGCGGCCGACATCTTCGCCTTGCGTACCGCCCGCTGAGCCGCAGTGAGATGCGCCAGCCGGTACTTCAGCTTCGCCCGCAGCTTCGCCTTCGTCGCAGCGGACATCTTGTGTCCCTTGCGATGGTGGTTGCTGCGGTGATGGCTCTTGTTCCACGCCGCCCAAGACACGTGTCACCGCCGCGTGTACGCCGTGAGGATCTCCAGCGCATCCAGCCGCAACGCATCCGGGTCGTGGCCGTGGGCGGCCTGCGCCGGATCAAGCTGCTTCAGCACGATGCTCGCTGCCATGAACTCGCACGCCTGCTCCAGGTCGAACGGGACAGTGGAGTAGCCGCCGTTGTAGCTGACCACAATGGTGGTGCCGGTCGGCACGTACGTTCCCAGCTGGAACCGGCAGTGGCCAGTGTCCTGCTCGTACTGGGTGGTGTTAGGCACGACCGCCTGCGTACCCGAGTAGGAGCGCAGCAGGTTGATGGAGTTGATCGACCCACTCCAGTACTCCTGGTAGCGGGGCGGGTACTCCCGTACCCAGAAGTGTCGGACCAGCTGCGATGTGCCCAAAGACTGGGCCCTGGAGAACCCGATCTGCGCCGAAGGCTCCATGGGGCCGGGGATCTCGGTGATGTCATCGACGTCGAGCATCTGCGCCCGCTGGGATTCGGTGAGGGGCCCGAATGGTGCGAGCCGCCTGTCGGTTGCTGACTCGCACAGGCGGGTGGCCCGCAGCATGATCCTGTCGAGGGTTGTCTTGCTGAAGTCGCGCACCAGGTCAGCGAAGGCGCCGCTCTGCATGACAGCTGAGGTGCAGAGTGGGGTGAGGTTGTCGGTTCCCACGGCGCGCTCCTAGCTACTTGTCTCGGATGATGTTGCCTTGCCCGTCGCGTGGCATCCGTGGCCTTCCTTTGGCCTTGGGTGCGCTGCGTGGGGGGATTCTGGTGACGGGCTTGGGCTGGGGTTCCGGCTCTGGTACCGGACGGTGCAGGAGTTCTGTTACTTCTTCCTGATCTGGCTCCGGTTCTGGCGCGTCGGCCAGGGTGAAGCCCCCGCCGGGGATGCGGAGGAGTTCTTCGGCGAGGTAGTCCTCTAGGTCGAGTACTTGGCCGTCTTCTTCCCAGGCGTAGCCGGGGATGTTGCCTGCGTGGGCTTTGCGAATGAGCATTCAGCTGCCTTTACTGTGCTTACGGCTTGCGGTAAGGTATTGGGTAATGTTGGTGTTGCGGCGGCAAACCGGAGGAGACATGGACAACCATCAGGATATGAGCCAGCACCTCGGAAGGACACAACTCAGCGCACAAGCACGCCTCGGCGAACTCGCCGCCAAAGGCCACACCGTAGTACTCGGAGGCGACACAACCCACGCCGTCGCCACCCTCACCAGCGCCAACGGCGAAGCCCACCACATCATGGTCACCCCCGGCATCCTCGACGGCCCCACCAGGCGCAGCCACGCCTTCAGGAACCACCCGCAGAGCGTGCTCCTCGCCCGCGTCATCCACGCCATCTGCGACTGGAGCGACAGCGCAGACGCCAGAGCCACCCGCAACTGCCGCGACTGTCCCAACGCGGGGGTACTCACTGCCTGCTACAACCCGGAAAGCAAGGGCTACGACTGGTACTGCCCGACCTGCCTGTACGGAGAAGCGGCATGAACCAGTACGAGGTCACCGTCACGTTCAAGACCATCGTCGGACACAACGACCCGGTCTCCGCCATCGACGAAGCCTGCACCATCGTCCGGGAAGAGTTCGGAGGATCACGGGACGGCCTGACCATCACCGAGGTGCGCTCCCGGCTTATCGCAGAAGGGGAGAAGCAGTAGTGGAGTACCTCGTCACCGCGTACGTCAGATGGCTGCGGTACGCGAACCACGGCGGCCAGTGCGAAGGCTCCGTCCACTTCGTCATAGTCGACACGGACGGCACGACCACCCCCCGCGACCTGTACGAAGAGATGGTGAAGGGGGCCATGGTGGAGTTCAAGCAGGTGGCCCCGCCCATTGTGGTCCGCTGGGACTTCCACCTCAACACGCCGCTCAGCACCTGGGCGGCACCGAAACCGGAGGAACAGAAGTGAAGATCCCTGTCATGCCCTACCTGCTGGCGCTGGCCGTGCTGCTGGCCACCGGGTGGTTCGCCATCCAATGGACCCCGGCGTGGCCGCTGGCAGTAGCCGGATGGGTGGTGTTCGTGTACAGCGGCTGGCGTTCCATCTACCACAACAACGAGCCCCTGACCATTGGCCGGAGGCAGAAGTGAAACCGGCAGACGTACCCGACAGCATTGTCCAGGTTGCCTTGGCCGCATCACGCGAAACCAAAGCGGCGTACGCGGTGATGTCCACCGAGGAGCATCGCATGCGTCTCGCTCTCGCTGCTGCGCTCCCGCCGTATGTGGCCTGGCACGACAAGGTGACCGGCAACTCTGACCCTGCGTGGCGGGAGGGGTATGCCGAGCAGTGTGAGCGGTTCCAGATCGGCGGAGCCATGGGCCACCCGGTGTGGGTTATGTGTGGCGGCTGCCTCCAGGAGAAGGCGCTGGGGACGGCGAGCCTTGCCGGGTACATGCGCTGGGCCGACGGGCACCAAGACGTATGCCCCTCCACGGCCCCCAAGGGCCTCGCTGAGGGCCCAGTAGGAGGTGCTGACTGATGGCCATCGAACAGGAGCTGCGCGCATCCGTACGGCGCCTCAAGCGGTTGTGCACCGTCAACGTGTTCGTCACCGCCTGGGTGATCTTCGTGGCCTGCGTCAAACCGGAGCCGAGTACCGGCATCTTCGCCGCCGCCATCATCTGCCTGGAAGTGCTCAGCACCTACTGCTACTGGCAGGCCCACTCAAGACTGAAGTGGGTCACCGGCATGGAGAAGCAAACGAAGGAGGACAAGCCATGAGCACCGCCCACCCGCTCCAGATTCGTGGACTTGCAGGGCGAGTCACCATCGCCCAAGGGACATGCTGCGACCTGAAGATCGAGAACAACAGCGGGGAACGGTGGTGGCTCTGCCGCCTCCCCGAATCCGACCACCGCATCACCATCGAGCAGTGGGACGACAACACCAACAGCTGGAAGACCAAGGAGACACTCGCAGATGGAGGACAGAGGTGAGCAACCTCATCCCGTACGCCACCGGCCTGGCCATCGGTCTCGGTCTCGGGTTCATGTGGGGCAGCATGCACGCGGTCAAGAAGATCCAGAGAGGGCAGCGGTGAAGGTACACACCCCTCCAGCGTGGACACTGTGCATGGCAGTCAGCCTCCTCCTCATCCTGTGCATAGCGCAGGAAGTGAAGAACAAGGACTGGGGTCACATGACAATAGAGATTCCGCCGACAGTCGCGTGGCTGCTCGTAGCCCACCTGGCCTGGGAGAAGAGGGATAAGAACAAGTGACCAAGGAAGAACTCATCAAGGCGCTGAAGCAACTCCCAGACGGCGCCGTCATCGTGCAGGCCAACAGTGCCGAAGGGGCCCTCCACTACCTCACCGGCCCCATCGAGCTCGGCTGGTGGGAGCAGAGCGAAGGCTACGGAGACTTCTACGACAAGGCCCAAGCCGAAGACCCCGAGTACGAATGGGAGCCAGGCGAGAACAGCGCCGTCGCTATCTGCTTCTTTCCGGAGGAATGATGCCAACCTTCGAGTACCTCAGGGGCGACGCCATCTGGCCTGTCGGCGAAGGAACGAAGATCATCGCCCACATCGTCAACGACGAAGGCCGCTGGGGCGCCGGGTTCACCAAGACCATCAGCAGGAGATGGCCCCGCGCCGAACAGAACTACCGGGACTGGTACACCAACCACCGCAACACCGAAGGCGCACACGGCTTCAGGCTCGGACACAACCGCTACTACCTAGTAGAAGGAGGCCAGCGGCAACCGGAGGTAACACCCATCTGGGTCGTGCACATGCTCGCCCAGCGCGGCCTACGCGACCCCGCCAACGGCTACTTCCGGCCGCTGCGGTACGACGCACTAGGGGCATGCCTGCTGGAGCTTGGGCGGTTCGCCGAGCAGATAGACGCCTCGGTGCACATACCTCGCATCGGTTGCGGGCTCGCCGGAGGAGACTGGAACCTTGTCGCCCCCATCGTGTACGACGCGCTGTGCGAGACCGGCTGCCCCGTGTACGTGTACGACCTGGAGGCACCGAAGAAGGGACACCAGGTCAACCAGTGAACGCCGAGGAACACTACAAGCTCGCCACAGAGGCGTACGAGAAAGCCCGCGTAGCCGGGCAGGCCCGCGACAAAGACTCCGTGGGGGTGTACGTCAACGCAGCCCAGTTCCACGCCCTCATGGCGATCGCCGCCCCCCGGCCTCACTTCACCATCACGGGGCAGGGCAGCAACTAAGGGGTGAGGAACGACTGAACCGGAGAGACATGACAACACGCCTGGCAGCACCCGTGTTCGCCTCGGACACGTGGCTGCCCCTCACCCGCCCGGTGCTCCCCAACCACATGATCGCCGTAGGCGACGTTGCCATACGCGTCTACGACTGCCGAGGCAACGGCCCCTACATCGCACGCCTGGGGTTCGGTTACAGGTTCCAAGACCAAGACCACTACTACCCCATCCCCATAGGGGTCAGCTACCCGGCTGGCACCCCCGTACAGGCGCACAAGGAGAACCAGCCATGAACACCCCCACCGCAGCACACCCCTCCCCCGGGCCGCTCCAGCCCACCGAGAAGCCCGGCCCGTACAGCCCCCAGCCGGACCCGGTCCCGCAGCCGCCGAAGAAGTCCAACGAGTGGCCGCCGTTGCTGTCAGAGAGCGCCCTGTACCCGGGCATGGACTCGTGGCACCCCGGAGAGCCCGACTACAGCTTCCCCCCGCGTGGGTGACACACCCGGCTCTGTTCGTGAGAACGAAGAGACCAGCACCAAGCTGGACCAGCCGCCGCGCAGGACCAGGCTGGACAGGGCAACCCAGGTAGCCCTCCCGCCACTGGCGATCATCGGCAACGCCCTGATCTCCATGAAGAAACCGCAAGTAGGACTGCTGATCTGCCTGGTATCCGAGTTCTTCTGGCTCTACTCCGGATGGATCGCCTGGAAACGATCAGGGCAGGTCGGCATGTTCATCACCAACTGCGTCATCGCCGCTACCGTCGCGTACGGCGTCTTCAACTACTGGCTCCTGTAAACCAAAAGAGCCCCCGGCTTGCACCGGGGGCTCTGCGCGGAGTCAAAGACCCTTAGCCGCCGAAACGGCGCAGGCGACGCGCAACGCCCTCACAGCCATGCTAGATCGCCGCGACTACCCGGCTCAAACGCCCGGCGTACTTCGGCGCCCGCAACGCGAGCGTGGTGTCCGTCAGAACCGCGAACGGCAGAGTGTCAGGCGCGGTGACCGTAGGGGCCAGCGGCAGGATCTGCATGTTCCGGGTGTACGGCCGCACCACGAAGTTCGGGTCACGGCTGATGAGGTAGATGTCCTCGTAGGCGTTGCCACCCGCAGCCTTCGGCTTCGCACCGGTGTTGGTACCAACGTACGCGGTGGTACCGGTGTTGCCGGAGCTGTTGGTGAGCAGGTTCGAACCGGTGTCGACGATGGTGGTGGTGGCGACACCAGTGGTGTCGAACGCGTCAACAACACCCAGGAGAGTCTCGGTGCCGGTGCCGGTCGAGCGGTACACCTTGTACAGGATGACGCCCGCGTTGTCCGGGAGACCCGTAGGGGTGGAGAACGTCAGGGTCGCTGTCGAGGTAGCGCCGGAGGTGGTCTGCGAAACCTCAGTCGATGCTGCGATCTCACCGAACCGGGCCACAACCGCAGACACCTGGTAGTAGTACGTCGCCGCAGCGAGAGTACCGCCGGTGGCGGAGGTGGAGGTGGCGACGGTACCCATACCGAAGGTACGCGGCGACAGGAAGCTCGACTTGACCATCGGAACGTCACGGTACGACGGCACGTTCAAACCACCACCGAGGTGAGTGGTAGGTGCCGCGAACCGCTGCTGGTTCACGAACAGCTGGCTGACAGCCGAGACCATCCGGCCAGACATGACGAACATCCACGGCATGCCGTCGATCGGCATGGCCGCGTTGGTTTCGACCAGGTCGATCAGCTCGTCGAGCTTCGCCAACGTCAGGGAGCCGTTCACGTCCTGTGCGTTGACGAACGCGTTGGAGCCGGTACCGGCAGTCCAGTTCGACACCAGGTAGTCCAGGCCGGAGCACATCGGCTGTACGCCGTTCGTGGTGGCCGGGTCGTTACCCCAGATGAAGCTGTTCTCCACGGTCCACAGCATCGACTGGACGGTGCCGTCGAGTTCGATCTGCCGCAGGTCACCGACGATGTCGCGGGTAACCGTCTGGGCGAAGCCAGTGACAGAGCCAACCGCCTGGAACAGGCGGATGTTGTAGACGGACTGCTCGTACGTCGAGTTGCTGATCGGCCGGGCGCCACCGTCGATGACGGCACCCGAGTCGGGGCGGTTCACGCGACGGTTGAAGAAGTACTGCGTCGAGTTCCACTGCTTCGTCGGGATAGCGGCGAGCAGAGGGGAGTACCGGCGCTGGTACTCAAGAAGGACGGGGTCAATCGCCTTCGGGATAAGCGGGGTAACGGTACCCGCAGTGGTCACGGCCTCCTGGAGGAGGGTCATGTTAGGCATATCAGGGGTTCCTTAGTCTGTAGGGCTCAGGGGTGCGGGTTAGGCAGCCGGAGCGTCTGCGACAGGGACAGCGGCGTACGCGCCCAGGAGGATGTCCACGCGGTGCTGGTCGAACAGCTCGGCGTTGGTCAGCTCCTTCGGCTCGTCGTTCTCTGTCAGCCGGTAGCCACGGCGCTGAGGCAGGCCCTTCTCTTCCAGGAGCTCCGCGCGCAAATCGTTGCGGATCTCCTTACGCAGCTCCTGCGCCAGGGACTCCTTCAGTGCCGCAATGTCGATGTCCGCCTTCGGTGGTGCAGTCTCAGCGGTCACCTCCGCGACAGTCTCGGTGGTCTCCTGCGTGGCAGCGTGCTTGGGGGTGTTCATCTCGGCGACAGCGCGCAGGGCATCAGCCAGGGCGTTGCCGATGGTGGTACCGAGGGCAGTCATGTCTGCCTCGGTGAGTGTCCGGTTCGGAGCCGCCTCAGCGGCCTGGGTGGTCTCGCTCATGGCAAGCTCCTCCTCGTTGTTGGTCTCCGCCGTGTTCGGAGGAGAAGTCTGTGGTGCTGCCTCTTCTGCCGGGGCGGCAGGAGTAGTCTCTTCGGCGGCCTGGAGCTTGGCTGTGATGTCCTCGGCCAGCTTCTCGAACGGGGCGCGCATCTCGGCGAACTGCTGGGCGATCATCTCGCGTACTGCTTCCTCAGTGAGCATCTCTTCACTTCCATTCGAGGACTCGCCGTACAGGCCGTCCATGTTGTCTGCGTCACCCATGTCTTCTGTCGACACATCAATGTCGGCATCTACGTCCGGGTCCATACAGCTGATTGCATCCATGGCGGCGCACATCGCCATTGTTGCGGCTGCGCGAAGTTCGTCTGGGGAGACACTGCCACGGACGGTTACCGAAAGCGGCCCGGAGTAGGCGTCGATGCAGAACCCGGAGGGGTTCTCTGGGCCGTCTGGCCAGTACTCGCGCACTTCTGACATGCGCACCGGGGTGGTCTCTTTCATTGCTCCTCCACTATCCCGCGCAGCCCGCTGCCCGGTTCCCTCTTCTACAAGGGTGAAGGTGGCTTCCATGGATTCGCTGATAGGGAACCGGCCGTTGTGGTTCTCCGTTGGGGTGCCGCCGCTGTCGATGAGGGCGCCGTCTACGCCGGGGCTGGCGGTGAAGTCGATAGCGTCGATCTCAAGATCGTCGGCTGTCTGGACCATGCCACCCTCAGCAGTGACCTGCTGAGGCTCACTCATCCAGTAGCCATGAATAGACACCGACCGCAGCGCAGGCTTCCCCTTGGCGGGCTTCACCAGCGCGGCAATGTCCTGGCCGTGCCTAGTGCCATGCAACTCCGCCGTGTAACGGAGGCTCTTGTCATTACCCACCGAGACACCAGTCACACGACCGACGATCCTGGAAGAGTCATCATCCGCACCATGGTGGGTACGCATAACAATCGGCAGGCCATTCGGATCAGCAAGACGCTGCTGCATCCTCGCTGCCGCCTTCGCAATAGCCTCCGGCGTGTACAACCGGCGGTTACGGCTGACCCCAGGGACCAAGGCCACACCGCTGATGTTGGCAATGCTGCCCATGGTTCTCCTAGTAGTAGCTGACCGTCAGGGCGCCGTTGGTGGCCGCGCCCTTCACAGTGATACCGAAAGCGCACGGCATACCGAAAGTGGCGACCGTGCCCACAGCGGCGGAGGCGGCGATGACACCGATGATGGTGCCGGTCGCTGTCGTGCCGTCGTAGATGTTGATAGCGGCGGCGCCGTTAGTGGAAGTGACCAAGACGCGGCCCAGATACCCGCTGCCCGTCTTGATGGTGGTGTCGCCGGTGACGCCACCGGCGATGGCGGCTGTCTGTATGCCGTTCTCCACCGGCGCGACGTACGGGGCTGGCATGTGTCCTCCTAGAAGTAGCCGTCGTAGGCCGGGCTGATCGAGAACTCTGCTGTGGCGACACACCGGCACCGAGGGTGCGCTGGCATGTCGGGGAAGTCGGTGATGAGGAACGGCGAGTCGATGCCGTGCTGCTCGCACGTGACGCACACGCGGCCGTCACCGGCTGTCATCCATGTCACGTACTCGACGTTCTCTGACCGGTACAGGTCCAGTGCGCCACGGGAGAACCCGGCGGAGAGGGCCCAGTCGACGGTGAACGCTACGGCGTCGGCGTCTTCTGCGGTGAGATCAAGGATGTCGATACCGGCGTCGATCATCTCTTGGTAGCTGGCGCCTGCTGCGGACAGCTCACCCAGGGTGCGGCCGAACTGGTCTGCGGCGCGGCCCAGCATGCGGTTCAGCCAGATGTCGCTCTCTGCCCAGGTCTCGCCGAGGTTCTCCATGGCGGTGTAGGCGTCTTTGAAAGCGATGTCGAAACTGATACCGATCTTCCCTTCTTCTGCCGCAGCTATGGCTATGGCATCTGCGTATCCTTCTGCGCGTCCGGAGGCTACCAACTTCCGCATGGTGTCGCGCATTGTCTGCCACTTAGTGGTGGAGGGTATCCAGGAGAGCATACGGATGGCTAGCTCGCGGGCTACGGCTTTAGCGCGACGCAGGAAGTCTTGCTCGTCTTGGCTGTCTTCTCCGATGGCGAGTTGCTGCCGAAGAATCACTACGGTGCCTGCAACATCTGCTTCGGCTACTGCCATGCGCCAGATGGCGGAGACGAGTGTCTCCATATCTGCCATCAGCTTGTAGCGGCGTTCGAACACGGTGGCCCAGATGCCTTCGAGCTGACCGAGGTGGATGGCGACTTCAAGGATGCCGGGCTGGTGGCTGTTCTCGCAGCACAGCTGGATCGCTGCGGTGCACCCTGCCATGACGCGCTCTGTCATGGGTCCGCCGCTCGCTGCCCACCCTTGGGCGTAGGCGGTGCGGGCGTAGGGGGCGATGGTTGTCTCTTGTGGGCGGAACGGTAGGTCTTCCCTGTCGTCGCCGTGGACTACGGAGATGGCTGGGAGGGTGAAGTCTTCGGCATCGAGGCGGTCGAACGGCAGGTCTTCGCCTTCGTCCAGGTATCTGATGGTGATGTGGGCGGTGTAGCCGTGTTCTGTGTTTGGTTCGATGCCTTCTGCGCGGAGGGCGTCGTGGGTGTCCCGCCTGAGCAGCTCTAGATCAGCGGAGTCGACCAGTGCCACCAGAACATCCGTAGGACCTCCTGTGAACACCGCGTGGCCGCCTATCCTGGCCCGTATAGCCCCACGGCTCGTAAGGCGCTTAGCGGCCCGCGTGAGGGCATCCTTGGGCACTTGGCTGGCCTTGCCTATGTAGGCAAGGGTGCAGTGCATCTCCAGCAGCGGCACCCCGGTCGGTATCCCCAACCGTCCCGCCAACTCCAACGGCGGGTACAACGCCAACATCGCACTACCCGAATGGTCCGGCTGGTCGGTCACAACAGCAACCGTCCCACCATCTCCGCCATCCGCCTCGGCAAGGGGTACACGGCCAAGCTGAACAACCACGGTTCCCCCTCCTAGGATCACCTCATGAATGAGGAACCTACCAATCTCCGGCCGATAGTAGCCATTGACGTAGATGGGGTACTCGCCCCATTCGGGCGACCAGTGGAATGGAACCAGCGGCACGGCGCCTGGCTGCGGAAGCTTGTCCACTGGCGCGGCGTGGAACTCGTGTGGAGCACATCGTGGGGACACCAAGCGAACAAGGAGATCTCACCAGCGCTAGGGCTGCCGCAACTCCCCGTCATCGACGTCAAGCCAGCCACGGCCACCTGGGGCAGCCCGAGGCCGCTGGTATGGATAGATGACATGTTCCACGAGGTCACCCACCCGAAGCTGCAAGAGGCGCTGGCAGGGAGACCCCACATGATCGTCGGGCCGGACCCGCATGTCGGTCTCACATACAGACACATCTTGGAGATCCATTACTGGATCGGTGGCCACTAGCGGAAGGTGCCGGACTCGAACCGACAACAGTGTTACCTGCCACGCCTTTCCGGGGCGCTTGACTCACCCATGTCGGACCTTCCATTGGGATGTGCGAGCTGACTGCGCGCCGACACCAGCTTGTACCCTTGGTTGCAGCGCGCCCGAACCGACTTGGGTAGCGCACATCCCTGCGGTAGGTACAGGAATCGAACCCGCTACGGTGTTACCCGCCACGCCTTTCGAGAGCGCTTGCCACCATTGGCGTACCTACCAAAGCTCCGCCACGCGTTCCCAGAACGGTTGAGAATTTGATCCCGTGGCGGAGCTAGCGGAGAGACGAGGATTTGCACCCCGGCAGGTGTCACCCTGGCTTCCGGCTAGCAACCGGACCCATTACTGCTCTGGCACCTCTCCACTGGGGCTGTCCGGAAGTCAGGTATGGCCGGACACTCGCCGCCCGGACCTCGCACTCTCCGGACACCCCTCGCATGCTATGGCCTAGCGGCCCGCACCGCACAGTCCTTTGCCTCAAGCAACTTCCGCAGGCAAGCGGACAGCTCCGGGCCGTTCTCCAGCAGCCGCACCATCAGGTGCGCCAGTGCGTGGAACTCCTTGCTGACGGCCTGCAAGTGCTCCGGCAGATGCCCGAACTCGAAGTGCCTCAAGATCGGCGGCGGCTCCGGCGTCCAGACCACATCGTGCACCGTGGCCCCGTCTGGGGTGGTGGCGGTGACATCAGAGGCTGCTACCGGCTCTGGCACATCGGGCAGCGGCAACGGGACTGGGGTGTTCGACGAGAACTGGCCTACCGGCTGGGCGGTGACAACAGCCGTACCGAGGGCAGCGGCGCTGATGGGAGTGGTCTCAGGCATTATGCGTCCTTACCGTATGCGGAGTCGCGTGCCCGGCGCAGCACCTTGATCATCCGGTTCAGATCATCTCGCGACAACACCGGCGTGAACCGCTCCGTCGCCGTGTTTACCACCGGACCAGAACCAGGGTCTACGTCCGCCGCTTCAAAGTCCGCCCACGCCATCGGTTCCTGAGACACCAACGACATCTGTACGTAGCCCTCAACCAGCGAGTTGTCGTGCCACCGCACAAGCAACACGTCTTCGATTTCGGCTGTCGCGGCCTCATCTGACCCGGTGCTCCCTGGCAGACCGTGGCCGGTTTTCTTCCACACTGGGAAGTTGATTTGTTCCTTCGGCATCACGCCACACTCCTTCACGGAGAACCACCCACAGTGGATGGCCTACCGGGAGTGTAGCGCTACCCGCGTGGGCGGTCAGGAGGCCCATCGAGGCGCATGTACTGCACGCGGATGGTCTCCCAGTCTTCGGCTGCCCGGTCCTCTTCAGAAGGCGACCAGTCCACATACGGCCCGTTGGGGTTCAAGCCCCTATGGAAGTGCGGCCTGTACACGGAGCCATCTACCGTCCCGGAGGAGGACTGGTAGACGACATGCTCACCGAACGGCCACACGGCTCTGCGAATCCTCTGCGGCCCCACAGTTCCGCCGCCACGGGCAGCAACATCAAGGGCGCTTTCGTAGTTCATGGGCCAACCCTACGCGTGCTCCCACTTGCCGTCCCTGATGTAGCCGTGCATGTTGCAGCACATCATCAGCAGCGAGGGCTCCAAGTGAACGGGGTCCTTCGACACCACGGTGTGGTTGCGGCAGTCGCTGGCCACCCACCGTTGCGTGTTCATGCACCAGTGCCACACCGTGGGGTACTCGTTACTGAGCCACGCGTAGGCGAGGTCATCGTTGAGTGGGTGAATGTACCCCTCAAGGCCCGGCCACCGCCACGGCGCGTTCCCCTTGGTGTGCATCAGGCTGGTACCCAGTAGCCTTCCCTGATCCAGCCGTGGTCGCCGCAGCTGCACAGGATCGACGGAGACAGGGTCAGTGGTACCCAGGACTCCACAGTCCACCCGGTCTTCCCGGGGTGCAGCTCTCTGAAGGTGGGGCTGTCGAAGACGACGGAGCCCATGCAGGGGTTCCCCTGCGGGTTGGAGTGCTTGATCAGCAGGCCGTACCGCTCCACATCGGGGAGGTGGTCGTACTCCGGTGTGATAGCCCGCTCCGGGCGCCACGACGTGAAGTCGACGGTGTGGCCGTGCCCAAGATCAAGGGTGTCTTCTGTCTGCATGGGATCTCCTAACCGTGCGTGACGCGCCAGCCGGAGCCCACGCCGCACAAGTGCAAAGCAAGGCTGAGCAGCCCGGCGAGCATAAGGCTGAAAGGGGAGAACCACCCCGTGGTGGCGCCGCCCGTACCGTTGAGTACGAACGCCACACCGAACAGGATGGCAGAGACGATAGCGAACATGGTGACCTCCGGCCGCCTGTTGCCCTGTGGCGGGGGCCCCAAACAGGACCCCCGCAGCACGCGATGCTATGTCAGGTACGAGTACAGCGCGTGGCCTGCCGTGCCAGTGATGGTGCCCAGGCTGGAACCGACAGCGACCGGGGTGGTCTGCGATGTCAGGGTGGTGCCGCAGTACACCGGAGCGATAGCCGACACGGCGGCGTTCGCCATGGCAGTGGAGGCAGCGAACGTTGGCATGGTGCCCGACGCGACCACGCACACGAACCCGTAGTAGAGGCCGGTGTAGGCGGTGGTGAACGGGGTGGCGAGGGCAGTGGTGGTGGCGGTGTTCGCTGCGAAGTACGCGGCTGCGGTGTTGTCTGCGCTGATGCCCAGCACCTTGCCGAGGTTGTTGGCCACGCCCACCCAGGCGTGGGTTCCGGTGGCCTCAGCGGTGAGGGAAACGAGTGACATGTTGGAGATCGTCAAGCCAGCCTCGATCGGCATGGCGAACGCGTACACGGTGCCGGATGTGAGTGCCGCCGAGGCAGCAGCGGCGGAGGCGCGACCATCTACCGATGCCGCCAGTGTGTTCGCTGGCTCAAGGTACTGGTACATCCACGCCTTGGTGCCGCCACCGAGGAGCTGAACGGCCTGCTGGGTGATGATTGAGTCGGTGTTGATGGCCCCTGGCGTGTACGTGTTTGTGGCGACCTGGTATGGGACCTGAGCCTGACCTGGCATAGGGGTTTCCTTTCGTCAGCCCCTCAGGGCTATGCGATGACCTTTTGGATAAAGCACGTCACGTCTTGGGCCCGCAACGGGTGACCGCTAGGCATGGCTACTCCTTCTCCGGCCCGGGGAGGGCCCTCAGGGCTTCCTTACGGCGTGCACGGTACGCCTTGCCCCAGGCGGCCTCCAGGGAGCGCCTGTCGGACTCGTACAGGCTCTCGATGGGTGGCTTGCCTTGGGTGGCGTCCTTCTTCAGCCCAGGGGAGTCCTCAGGGGACCTCTTCGGCTTGGGGTGCAAGTCCGGTACCGGCGGCGGCGAAGCCGGGGTGGCCGGGAGCACATCAGGCTCGGGTACGCCAGGTACGTAGTCGTTGACACCGGCAGCGGACAGCGGAGCGACCTTGTTAGCGATGGAAGCCTTAGACATGGCTGCCATGTCTTCCCAGGCGACGATACCCACGCGGGTGTCGACGATGTTGACGTCACCGCCGGTGATCGGCTGCTTCCCAAGCTCGGCACGCCAGTCGTTCACGCTGTACGCGCCGTACTTCAGGCGGAGCTCACGCACCTGCTCCACCGTGATGGAGTCACGGAAGTCAACTTCGGAGAACTCGAAGTGCCAGCCCTGAATCCTGAAGCCCATCTTCAAGATGTGGTAGTTCAGCTTCTCCAGCAGCAGGTTCGCCACTGGGATGACCGTGTTGATCTGGAACGACTTGTTCTGTGCCTCACCGGAGCCGCCGCCGATGTTGCCGGTCTCAATGATGCCGACCTTCGCCGGAGGCACACCGAATGCGGAAATGATTTGGTCACGCAGTACCCGCTCGGCATCCAGGTAGTCGGTGACCTTACGCGGGTCAAGTACCTGGACCATGCCGCCGCCAGTGGTGATGAGCGGGTTGCCGACAGCTTTCGGCCCAAGGTTGTACACCTGGTACTGCTCACGCCACCGCTGCACATCGTTGTCTTCAAAGTGCGCCAAGTCCACGTGCATACGCGGCGGGTCACCACGGCGGAACGTCTCCTGGATGGTCGCCATCGTGAAGATCCACGCCGTGGTCGGCAACAACGCCAACTGAGCCGGAGACACACCGTACAGGCCGCCACGAGGAGCATCCAGACTGATGTGGATCACCTGATCAGTGGTGAACTCGGCCGTGCGCAACCCATCCACATCCTGCCGGTACCCCTCCACCTCGCCGTGCGCATCCGACAGCACAGTCATGGTGGTGGCATCCAGCAGGTACAGCGCCACCGGCTCACCCAGCAGCGTGATCACCTCAAGGTACGAGTCACCGAACAGCATCAAGTCAGTGATGACGTTCCGCAGCAGCTGGATGATGTCCTCGGTGGGGTTCGTGAACCTCATCAGCCGACGCAGCCGCAGCACCTCATCCGGCTCCTCGGGCATCTCACCCTCGGGGATGTCATCATCAGGGACGATCTGCAACCCGCCAGCCGTGACCGTACGGGAGATCACCCCGATAGCGCTGCTCATCCAGGTGCACGTCTGGTACGCGTCGTGCAGATGCTGCAACATCTGCTGGCGCTCAGCACTGGCCGCCATCTGCGAAGACGGCATATCAGTGGTCAGCGGCACACCGTACTCGTAGCCGCGACGCCGAACCTGCTTGGGGGTGGCATCAGGCATCAGTGAGCTATCCGATGGCGCAGGCCGTGACTTGGCCTCTTCTACCGCTGCTCTCTTGCCCACAAGGCGCGACCACCGGCTCACAGCGCCTCCTCTACAGGTCCCAAGGATCTCCAGACGGACCCAAGATGGGGAACCCGCCGATAGTGCGATAGCCGTAATCCGGTGTGGTGGTGCTGGTTGCGTTCGGGTCGATCTCCGTGACCACAGTCTCCTCGCCTGGCCAGTGGAACCTTGAGTCGTTACCCAAGTTCACTGTCAGGTACCGCAGCGCGTCACAGGCGTGGTCGATGGCCTTGGAGTCGGAGTCCTCGGGGTTGCCGGTGCGGGAGTGCGGAAGATCCGCCAACTCCTTGAACAGCTTCATACACGGAGAGAAGATGTGCAGCTTGGGACACGTCTCCCAGCCCTGCGCCTGGTGGTACTGGCAAGGAGCTGACTCTTCCATGAACGAGTGGATACGCTGCCAGCCCGCGATACGCGAACCGGCGCCCTTCCCGGCCTTGTCCAGGGGCACACCGTTGTCTGCGTACACCTGCGAGATGGGTTTCGCGTCACCCATCACCGACCACATGGCGTCATCGGCGAACCGGCCAGAGATGTGCTCGTCCCGCTCCTCAGCCTCCCGGATACGCCGGGCCTGCTCGGTCTCGCCCACACCGGCCTGGTAGATCTCGCGGTAGATCCACAAGCGGCCATCAGGGTCTAGGGCACCCCACAGGGCAGCCCACGGGGCGGCGAAGCCCCAGTCGATACCCATGTACCGGCGCCACGAGGATGGCAGCTCCAGGGGCTGTACGACATGCCTGTCGTAGGACAGCTCGGGGAACATCTGCCCCTCGAACACATCCCAGTTGCCTTCCAGGTATGCCTTCCGCAGCTGCTCAGGGAAACCGAGCAGGTCGGTGCGGTACTCCTCGTTCAGGTGAGGGTTGTCGGCGAGGCGGCTGGGGATGAACCGGACCGTACGGCCACGGACATCGATGGATACCTTCTGGCCGTAGTCTGTCGGTTCGATGTACCGGGACTTAGCTGCGCTGTGTGATGGGCCACCGGGGTTGGATGCGGACCTGATACCGATGACGGGGACACCGGAGTCGCCGGAGCGCAGCCGGGACTCCAGGAACGTGAGTACGTCTGCCGGGGTGAGGGTGCGCTCGTCGAACAACAACAGCTGGAACTCGGCACCTTGACGGCGGCTGGCGTCGACCATGTTCTCGGCGTACCGGAACATGATCACGGACTTGTTGGGGAACCGCAGCTCGAACTCGCTACCGGCCCACTTCGCCCCTAGGGCGTTGGCGTACCCGTAGGAGGCCAACTCCTTAAGGAGTGACTCTTTCAGCTCACCGTAGGTGCGTCGGAACGCACCCACCCGGATACCCGGGTAGCGGACACAGCAGCGGATGCCCTCCATGAGGAGCGCCAAGGTCTTGCCGCCGCCCATGGCACCGCCGTACAGGATGTCGTACTCGGTGGCGTTGTGGAACGCCTCCTGGCGGGGGGTGGGCACGTACTCAAGGGTTTTGAATACGTCGATGCTTTTGAGCTTCTCCCGCTGGATGATAGCGAGGGCGCGTTCCTTACGCTTCAGTTCCTCCAGGAGCTTCTGCTCGTGGACTCTCAGCGGTGTCGGCTGACCACTCATACTGGGAACCTTCCAGCGAAATCTGGCGATCAAGCTCGTTGATGCGGCGCTCAATGGCATCGACGGTGAACACCTGCACGTTGACCTGTGCCTCCGGGCTGAGGCGCAGCAGCTTCACGGCCCTGTCGACACACTTGAGGACGATGTCGATGGAGCGGGTGTCGCCCTTCACGGCTGCGGGCCACGCGGAGCGGCGCATCCGGTCGAGGATCTGTATCTGCTCCTCGATCATGACGTCGACGTTGTGGTCCCTGTCGATGACGGCCTGCTCGAAGGCATCACAGATGTCGCGTGCGGCATGGGCAGGACCGGAGTAGTTCAGCTTGTCGGCTATCTGCGGGTAGCTCATGCCAGCGAGCTTGTACTCGATCGCTTGTGCACGGCGTTGTGCCGCGAAGGCGCGCTTCGCCAAGGGCTGGCCCATGTGATCTCCCCTTGGTAGGCGTGTGGGTTAGTAACCCAAACATACCGACGTGTTGATCAGTGGTCCAGTGTGATGGTTCACCAAGAGCATTCGCACCCGGGGTCGGGGGCTGGGCAGTGGGCGGTGTGCGGGTACACCATGTTGTCGATGTCGAGGATGTGGTCCTGGCAGGCGAACACCGCAGTGCGGTGTGGCCCTTCGGGGTTGCGGTATACCTGACCGTAAGGCCCTTGAATGTTGGCTTCCGCTTCAATCTCTGCCTCGGTAGCTGCGCGCTGCCACTGGTGCACTGCCGCGTTCCGGCAGCCGGTGGCCTGGCAGCCGTGCTGCTGCGACTCCTCATGAATCCAGTGCGGACTAGCCACAACGGTTCTCCTTCAGCAGCGGGGCAACACGGCTCAGGTACTCCCACAGGGCCAGCTCGGCGCGGTAGCGCATCCAGTCTTCCAGGGTGCCGTTGGGTGGCTTCGGCTTGTTCATGCCGTGAGCCTAGGTGATGCTGAGGAGGTCGACCAGTTGGATGGGTACCTCGGGGTTGTCGGTGATCCTGATCCACACGTTGTACAGGCCCACGGCCAGCGATACGCCGCTGTTCGAAGGACCGACCAGCACCTGGGCCGCGTAGGTGCCGATGCTGCTGGTGACCCATTGGCCGGTGTGCCAGTCGCTTACGCCGGGGTTCGTGTTGGCGGGGTTGGGCATGAACGCGAAGGCAACGGGGTCGCCTGTCGGGTTCTGTGCCGTCCCGCCGATCACGAAGGCCACCGGGTACGTGAGGTACTCGGTGTCGAGGACGGAGCGGGTGATCATCTACCTGGTCCTTCCTCGATGGTCCACTGGTCTTGCTGGTTGCCTATCCGCCAGCGGGTCATTGCGCGACCCACCCTCACAAGGACATCTCTCGTGCTGGGGATGATCGCCCCTACCGCTACCGCCGCCGTCAAGGTGACGTTGGTGGTGACAGTGACAAGGCGGCTGGCGAGCTTCCTCACGGCTACAGCAGTGGTGACGGTTGCTGTTGCCACCCGAGGGATGACGCGGGTCGCTGCGGCCCCCGCTGTCACGGTGGCTGCGGCGGTGTGGGTGACCTGTGGACGGGTTGCCCTGGCCGTGGTGACAACGGTGGATGCAACGGTGCGGAGGCTTGTCCTCACGGCCAGGGCCGTGGTGGTTGCCGCCGTGGTGACCGTGCGCGGTATCGAGCGCTGTACAGCCGTGTAGGTGGCTGCTGTGAGCGCGACGATGTGGGTGGTGACAGGACGGCTGACACCTGCCGGGACTGTCACTGTCGCGCGGGCGGCGTGGCCTACCGAGCGTGCCTGTGCGGTGCTGGTGCTGATGGTGGTGGTGACGGTTTTGGTGAGACCCCGTAGGGCGGTGACGGTGGTGCTGACCGAGGTGGCTGCGGTGTGCCCGACGGTGCGGGTGGCCGCAGCGGTGGCAGCCACGCCAGCAGCGACAGCTCTGGCGGTCGTACGAGCCACCGTGACGGTCGTAACGGCCACGGCTGGCACCAGGTGCCCAACCCCGCGTGCTAGAGCCGCAGGGACGCTCACAGCGGCTGCCACGGTGTGGGTGATGTTCTTGTTGACAAACGTCAACCCCATCTCCACAAACGCGGAGACCACCCTGCCCACCGAACGCGCCTGCCCAGCCGTAACCGAGACAGAAGCAGCCACCGTGAGCATCACCGTGGTGATAGGCGTCGCCACCACCGCAACAGCGGTAGAGACAGCAGCCGCAACCGCAACCGAGACGGCTTTGGTCTTCAAGACCACGGCAGACAACACAACCCCGACCGTCACCGCGTGAGTAACAGCCCTGGCCGCCAAGACCGTGGCAACAACAGGAGCAGCCACCCCATGGGCCACCACGCGGGTAGCAGACACAGAGGTGACAACCGAAGAGGAGACCGCCTTGCTGAGGGTACGCAACGCACGAGCCGTGACAGAGACACTCACGGCCACCGCACGCGGTACCACCCTGGACACCGCAGCAGCGGAGGCCGCGACCACCGCCACCGCATGAGACACCACCCTGCCGACAGCAACAGCCGTGGTGACAGAGGCGGCGACAGTGAGCAGAGTCGCCTTGTGCGCAACGACAGCGGCGGTCAGTGTGACACCGGCAGCGGCGCTGTGCGCCACCGTGCGGACAAGGGCCGCCGTGACAGACACCACAGAGGCCGTGCTGTGCGTCACCGTGCGGGTGACAGCCGCAGTGGACACCGCACCGGCCGAGACCAGCCGAGGCACCTGACGAGTGACCGCCGCAGTGGTGGTAGCACCAGAGGCGGCGGTGCGAGGGACCTGCCGCGCCACCTTGGCGGTAGTGGACACCGGCGCAGCGACCTGATGAGCAACCGAGCGGGCCACCGCAGTGGTGGTGACAGCGCCGGTGACAGCAAGGTGCCCGACAGAGCGGGTGACAGCAGCCGTGGTGGTGACAGCCGCCGCCGCTGCCCTAGGAACCGAGCGGACCACCGTGGCGGTGGTCGTTGCGGGAGCAGTGACGGCCCGGGGGATGCTCCGTGACACTGCCGCAGTAGTGAGGGGGGTCGCGTTGACGGTGTGCGCCACCTGGCGGGTAGCGGATGTGGTGGTGGAGACGTTCGCTGAGACGGTGACGGCGAACTGCCGGAACACCACCGGCCGGACCAGCTTGTAGTTGCTGGCCGGACGGCTACGACCAAGCCGGACCACGGCACCCTCCCCCCTATGTAGGGTGCTCGGCGGCTACTTCTCTAGCAGGTGCTTCTTGTAGATGGCGCTGACACGTGAGGGTGAGATGTCGTACGCCTTGGCTACCTCGTACTGGACGAAGCCGTTCTCGACCAGCTCGGCGATCTCTCTGATCTGCTCCCCAGTGAGCGGCTTGGCCATCTTGGTGCTGGGCTGAGCTGTCCAGGTGATGTTGCCGGGGATGTAGCCGAGGGTGGGGTCTTTCATCACGAAGGCGAGGTGACCGGGGCGTGGACCTATCTCTTCTTCTACTTCCTTGATGAACAGCAGGTGGTCTTCGGCCCAGGGACGGTGGAGGTGCTTGTTCCCTCGGGTGATGCGCTTCCAGGTGCCGTACAGGGTGTGCCGGGTGGCGCCGCCGCGTATGGCTGTCGCTCGGCCCATCTTCCTGGACTGTTCGATGCGGAGGCATCCGCAGGAGCGGGTGAGGTTACGGAAGAGGGAGCTGGCTCGTGTCTGGGTGATGTTGCCGCAGTCGCATACGCAGAGGACTCTTTCGCGGTGGGGGATGTCCGTGACGGTGAGGCGCCCGTAGCGGTCGCCTACGTTGACGGGGTATTTGACCCTTTTGGCGCCGCTGATCTTGGCGATCTCCGCTACGAGGCAGCCGCAGGACTTGCTGCGGTTGGTCCGTAGGTTGTGGCATCCGACTTCGCGGCGGGTGCCGCATTTGCATTCGACTTTGATCGACTGGGTGAAGGGGTAGCGCTGGTCTTCGAGGGCGGTCCACATGTGGAAGGTCTGCCCTGCTTTGATGGTCTCCATACCGGTATTGTATAGCCACCGCAGGGTGTGCACCAAACTAAAGTTGTTAACGCAGTGCACTACCAGGAACAGGAACACTCAGGATCAGGAGCAGGACAATCCTGCCCATGCGCCCTATCC